GTCGAATTCACGATCAGTGCCGCAGACCGCGCAAATAAGATTTTCGCGTTCGACGGTTCCGGCAATCTGTCGGTGACACAAGAACTCGGCACGTTTGAAGGAAACTGGGCCGCCTCAACCGCCTATGCGGAACGCGACATCGTCAAGGACACCAGCAACAACAACATCTATATCGCCAACACGGCGCATACATCGTCAGGCTCGCAGCCCATATCGTCAAACGCTGATGTAGCGAAGTGGGACTTGCTGGTTGACGCTGCGTCCGCCAGCACCTCGGCCACCGCTGCCGCGTCCAGCGCCACCGCCGCCGCCTCCTCTGCGACAGCGGCTGCGACCAGTGCTACTAACGCGGCGACATCCGCCACTAACGCGGCCACAAGCGAAACAAATTCATCAACTTCTGCGACCAACGCTGCGACATCTGCAACGTCTGCCTCAACCAGCGCGACCAACGCTTCTACAAGCGAGACAAATGCCGCGTCCTCCGCAACGAGCGCCGCGTCAAGCGCGACGAGCGCAACGGCGAGCGCCTCAACAGCGACCACAAAAGCAAGTGAGGCATCAACATCTGCGACGAACGCGGCAACATCTGAAAGCAACGCTTCAACGTCTGCGACCAGCGCCGCGTCAAGCGCGACGACGGCGACCACTAAGGCAAGCGAGGCGTCAACGTCTGCAACGAACGCAGCGAGCAGCGCGTCAGCGGCGGCAAGTTCTGCGTCTTCTGCATCGACTTCAGCTACGTCCGCAAGCAATGACCTTGCCACCTTCCAGGGCATCTTCCACGGCGCGTCGGCGAGCGATCCGACAACCGGGCTAGACGCTGGCGATCTTTACTTCAACACCACGAGCAACGTGTTGCGCGTGTACAATGGCTCGGCTTGGCAAGACGCCGCCGTCAGCGCAGCGAGCTTCTTGACTGTCTCCAACAACCTGTCTGACCTAAACAACGCCGCCACGGCGCGTACAAATCTTGGGGTTGCGATAGGTACGGACGTTCAGGCGTTTGACGCAGATACGCTCAAAGCCGACACCGCCGACGTTCTGACGGCTGGCTTTGCCGCCACGCCATATAATGCCGGCACTAAAAGCAGCGGCACTTACACGCCGGACGAGGCCAACGGCAACTTGCAGTATGCAGTCAACGGCGGAGCGCATACGCTGGCACCGCCGACGAACAATTGCACTATCGTGATCCAGTACACGAACAATGCGTCGGCTGGTGCGATCACCACAAGCAGCTTTACGCTAGTCGATGGCGACACGATCAGCACGACAGACGGAGATGACTTCTTTTTTTACGTCACTAAGCTGAACGGATTTTCGCACCTCACAGTCAAGGCGCTTCAATAATGTTGATGCCCATCGCGCAGGGCGGGCATCAATCGCTCGGTACAAGCATCACGATTTCGTCGGATCAAACGAATTATAATCTGTCGAACGATTTGCAGAATAATTACGGCTGGAACGGCACCGACCCGATCAATGTGACGCTGACGATAAACAGTTCGATTAACGTCTACTCTACCAGCACTGCCACACCAGCTATCACCGCGCATCTGGTTAGCGGCTCAACGCTCACCATCAACAACAGCGGCAACGTAGTTGGCCGGGGCGGAGCGGGTGGCACTGCGGGCAGCCCCAACGGCGTCGCGGGCGGTGCGGGCGGCGACGCGATCAGCTTGCAAAATGTGACCAGCACCATCAACAACCAGAGCGGCGCTGTCATCGCTGGTGGCGGTGGTGGCGGGGGAGGCGGCGCTGGCGGGACCGGGGGAGGAACTGTTGACCCGGAAACAGGGTGTGGCGGACAAGTTTCATTCAGTGGAGGTGCAGGTGGTGCAGGGGCCAGTACCGACGCGCCGCCCACCAATAGCGCGACCTCTGGCAGTGCGGGGCAAACCAATTCCGGCGGGACTGGAGGTGATGGAGGTGATGGAGGAACTTGGGGAAATGCTGGCGCAACTGGAGGTGCTGCTTCGCCAAACCCAGCCTGTACGTCAGTTGGAAGTCCGGGTATTGGTGGTGCGGCAGGGGCGGCCATCGTTATTGGCGCTGGAGCGAGCAACACCCTCAACAATTCTGGAACAACGTATGGGGCAACGACCTGATGAAGATAATCTCCGCCGGGAATGCATACCGCCGCGACCCGCAACGCTCGGACCTGTACACTTACAGCGTCCATGTCGGAAAGCATACCGTTGAGGTCGAGGAAGGTGACAGCGGTTGGACGCTTGAAAAAGAGCGAGTCACAGTTACAAGCGGACGCGCCCTGCTGCAAGGCGACCTGACTGTCGTAATCCGTGGATACACACCGCCGCGTCGCACCGCCGAGTTGCAACCGCAGACCCATCTGCCTTACATCAACGGCTGTTCGGCAACGAATTTAATACCCCCGCTTCGACCCGGTGATCCATGCGTACAGTTGCTCCACATCCCAGCCGGGTGTAGCGAGCAGCGCCACCACATCCACTCCACCCCGCGCGTCGTGCGTGTTCTACATGGCCGTGGGGTTATGGAGATTGGAATTGGCGAGCGCGTGGATCGACATGAGCTGGCTGAAGGCATGACTGTGATTATTGACGCGCTGGAGCCTCACCATTTTGTCGCGCCAGAGACAGACTTATTCGTGGTGCCTATCCACGTCTGGAGCAGCACTAGCGCTGAGACAGCGCACCCGATGATGCTGGGCACACATCTAGTATGAGGACGCTCGGATGATACCTAAAAGCAATCAGTCTCCCGACGACATTGAAACAAAGGTAATGGCGCTCAACGCAGCGGGTAACGCCTACGAGCCGCAGTGGCGCGATATCCAGATCGTTCGGCAGGTCGCGGCGCGGCGTTATGAAGCGCTGGTGGCGCAACATGTCGAGCATCATTATCCGCTGCCAGATAACGAGCAACAGTGTCGCGATTTCTTGGCCGGTAAAATTACGCTAGATCAAGCGACGCAACTCGACGGAGACGATGTCGATGCAAAGGCTGACGCCGCGTTGCGTGGCGTCCGCTCCATTGACGCGCGTCAAAAGATTGACGCAATCCGCGTGGCAACACTCGCTGAGATCGGCACAAGTGATGATCCCGACGAGTGTATTGCGCTGTCTGTAAATGAGCAGCCTCTTTGCAATGCGTTCGTCGATGACGAGTGTGCGGCGTGTAACGAATATTTGAGCGTTGTCCCCGATGCGAACCTGGTGCGCAGCGTTTTCCAAAATCTCGGCAGCACTTGCGGCACCGACGCACTGCGGAAAACGGTTGACACCTTCGGCCTCGAAACCGACATAACGACGACGGTCTTCAACGGAATGCTCGGCGACAAACTGTTGCTGGCACGTCCCGACATGGTTTCTGTTGTTGGAATTGACCATACGCCGACGGCGCTAGACCGCATTGGCCGCGCAGTCCACTGCTTGTGGGTGCCGCAAGACCGGACGGGGACACTACCTGCCTCGCTTAAAATGGAAGCGCCCGCGATCCCGACTGGCAGCACCAGCGAGACGTTCGAGCAGATTGCAGACGCGCGTGCGGTGGCGCTGTGGGCTGAGAACCAGCACCTCAAAGTCTACTGGAGCGGCGGCATCGACAGCACCGTTGCGCTTACCGCGCTCATGCGAAACGCACCGGCAGACGCAGCCGACAGGCTGACCGTGTTCTATACCGCCGGTTCGATTGTTGAGTATCCAGCTTTTTATCAGATGCATATCGACGGCAAGCTAAACGCGGTCGAGGTGACGCAGCCACTGAAGCCAAGCGACAGATACTGGGCTGAAAACATTTTTCACTCAGCGGTTTGCGAGCATATCGCAAGCCAAATTGGCGACGGGCTGGTCGTAACCGGCGAACTTGGGGATCAGGTCTTCGGCTCCGCCGGATTTGCAAACGATCCGACGCGAATCAATGGAGACCTAGAGGAGTTCCTCGCCGACTTTTCTGACATCCGAGACGAGATCGACGCGCTGTCTGCGGCCTGCCCGGTGCCGGTCAATAACATCGTAACGCTGATGTGGTGGTGGAACTTCTCGACCAAGTGGTCTGAGGTAAAATATCGCTCGCTCACTTGCGTATCCGACGCGGCGCACCTTGCGAATGCCCGGCATTTCTTCGACACTGACGATTTTCAGCGTTGGTCGATGTCAAACGATGACAAGCGCATCCGCAACACTGCGGAAAGCTATAAGTGGCCTGCGAAGGATTACATATACGATTGGACCGGCGACAGCTTTTATCGCGACAACAAGCTCAAGGAAGGCTCGCTGCGCGTCCGCTGGGGACCGCCGCTTGGCATCGACAATGCGGGCAACATCATCTCCGCCGGGCAGACCAGCACAAGTGAGGCGCTGATACAGCAACGCTATAGCGACGCGCTGCGGAGGTTTGCGGCATGACGGAAGAAATAAAGCAAGCCGTCGATGTCTCCGCCGCAGCGACTGGCGGTTTGGTGTTTTTCGACCTTATCCAGCCGATTGCTGGCCTGTTCACAATCATTTGGCTGGCGCTCCGCATTTACGAGACGAATACGGTGAAGCGCCTGTTGCGAAAGAAAAAGTGATGCCGCGCCTGTCCGAATCAACGGAATTTGCTGTCCCCCTTAAAAACATTGTTGCATTGCTGATAGCTGTCAGCGCAGGGACCATCGGATACATGGAGGCCATTGAGCGGATAAACACGCTTGAACATCGAATAGAGATAGCTTTGATGGATGTGAAGCAAAACACGGTGTTTAGGATCAAGTGGCCGCGCGGCGAGCTGGGCAGCCTGCCAGCCGACGCGCGTCAAGACTTACTGATTGAAGCGTTGCAGCGACACGCTGAACGGCTTGGCGCTCGAATGGAGCGAGTTGATGACTTGCAAGTCCGTCTGAAGCTGGTCGAACAAAAGCTAGACGATCAGAAAAAGTGAATGTCCAAATTGGCCGTGCGGGGAGATGGGGAGTCTGCCTGCGGATAGTGAGCAGTTTATGTTGATCGAGCATTTGACTCGGGAGCTTGAACAGAGGTACAGAAATGAGCGCTAAGCTAAAGCTCTGGGCTGAGAAATTTTCAGAGGCTTGGGCGGCTTGTATGATTTGCATGGTGCAAGGAGACGTTACAGTCCTAACCGTCAGCCACGCGCTAACTGCTTCAAAAACTGGGGCACTTGCCGGTCTGGGTTGTGTGCTCGCCAGTTTTATACCAAGCAAACGCAACAAAATAACTGACGCGCTACTGACTGGCGCGGTCACGATGGCCGCAGACATTGCGATTCACCCAACACATTTCGGGCCACAAATGGCCGAGGCCGCACTGACCGGTATTGTGGCAGCAACTATTTGTTATTTAATCGGGAGAAAATAATGGCTACGGAGTTCGACTGAAACTAATGGAGGCCAGCATGGACGCTATTGAATATGCCCTAGTTTTAATCGGTGCGATTTTTGCGTCGCTGTCAATGAGCTACGGGCTTTACCACCTCAAGGAACCTAGAGCCATATGGTTTTGGGAAGTGTTTTTACCAATGTTCGGTTAGGAGGTCTGGAATGACTAATAAAAGGACAACCTGCAAGGATCACACGCCCTGCCCTGATGGCTATGTTGCACGACAAAGTTGGGCGGCTAAAAAGGACAAAACGCATAAGCAAATAAAATGTGACCAGTGCGGGTTGTTCAAAATTTGGATACCACGCAATTTGAACGATTGATGAGGCGCGACCCCAATGAGTGACACCCCCGATAATGTGCCGGATAAATCCGCCTACCAAGTCAATCGCCGCCGCATGTGCTGGGTGGCGTTGGGAATGATGATGGCCGTTGTCGCAGCCGTGCTGATCGATCCCAAACGCTACGCCGGGGCTGAAATTGGCCCGATCTTCTACGGACTGTCCGGGCTGGTGGCGGTCTATTTTGGCGCAACAAGCTGGCAGCAAAAGAAATGATATCGCTATTAGGAACCCTTCTTGGCTTTGGAACGTCAATCATTCCCGAAGTTCTTGGATATTTCAAACAGCGGCAGGCTAACCAGCAAGAGCTAGACATGCTGGAGGCGAAAGCAAAATATGCCGACAAACTGTCTGAACTGAAGCTGAAAGAACTGGACGCACAGGCTGACATTGTAGAGGCGCAGTCGATCTATGCACACGATAACAACTTGGATTCTGGAGCATTTGTCAACGCTCTCAGGGGGTCTGTTCGCCCTGTCATTACTTACGCCTTCTTTATCCTTTTTGCGACGGTCAAAGGCGTCACGTTATACACTATGGTAAATACTGAGGGCATGGACCTATCTGCGGGCATGCTCGCAATATGGGACGAAGAGACACAAGCAATTTTCAGCGCAATTGTCGCTTTCTGGTTTGGGAACCGGGCGATGAGCAAGGCGCGGTCGAGGGGAGATAAATAATGGCTACTAAATCGCGAGGTGTTGGTGTTTCTGACTGGAAGCCGTTAGGTATTAAGCATGTGACCAGTATCGGACACGGCACTAACTCGAAACCTAAGAATAAACACAAGCGCCGTTCTTGGAAAAAATATCGCGGCCAAGGATAACATGCCAAATCCTGGAATAAGCAAAAAAGTAGCAGAAGAGTTCATACTTCTTGTTGAAAAGAAGCTGCAGGAAGGACATCCACCTCCCGGAATTTATGTTTCTGGTTTAAAAGGTGCTGTCGCGTCAGCAGCTGCTGACCTAGGTGTGCGCTCTTCAAGTGCAAATGGCAGGTTGGCCGCATCTAAACGTGTTTTCCGCTCTCCTAACTGGTCTGTTTACAAAGGTTCTGAAAATATTAAAGGCCAAACTTCAAATGAAACTTTTGATTTGCCAGTTTTCCCTGATGATGATATCTCTGCTGAAGAAGTCCTTGATCATCTTTCCAAAAGGTTTGAAAAGAAGCTAAGGAATGAAGGCGCCAAAACTTGGTTCGAAGTTAAAATAAAAGTTCCCGGACCAGTTGGACTAGCTGTAGTTGGTGACCCGCACCTCGGCACCCACTGCAACATCCCGCTGCTGCGCAGGGACATGGACATACTGCGCAAAACCGAGGGTATTCTCGCCGTAAACATAGGTGACACAGCCGACAACTGGGGTCGGTTGGTTTACCTTTATGCAGAATCAGATATCAGTCGGCCAACAGAGCGGAAGCTGGCTAGGTGGTTCTTGAAAGAAGCTGGCATCCCTTGGGCTGTCTGGCTCCATGGAAACCACGACACAATGCACAGTGAGTTCGCAACTTTCTTGAAAACAGAGAATGTCGCTCAGATACCTATGATAGATTGGCGAGCCAAGTTCAAACTTTGCTTCCCCGGCGGAGGTGAAGTTAGGATCGATGCAGCTCACAATCACAAAGGGACTTCAATTTACAACCGTTTACACGGTCAGAAGCGAGCAGCCCTGTGGGATGAGGACGCTGACATTTATGTCGCTGGCCACCATCATACTTGGGGAATGACTCAAGAAGAGATGGATGATGGTAGAGTTGTGTGGATGGCGAGGGCTCGTGGGTACAAGTGGATCGACGATTATGCGACCCGACATAACTTCCACAGGGATGAGTATGGCTCCACAATTCTGTTCGTCATCGACCCGGAGGAGGAGAGTAAGGTCCGACGGATCAGTGCGTTCGCTGATCTTGAAGAAGGCGCAGAGTTCCTCTCTTGGAAAAGGCAAAAGTATGAATATTGAACGGTTGATGTCCGACCTCGAAGAAGACGAAGGCTTCGTAGCAGAGATCTATCTTGATCACCTCGGATATCCGACATTTGGGATCGGGCACCTGATAACTGAAAATGACCCAGAGTTCGGCAAAGAAGTTGGCACTGCTGTATCTTACGAGCGTGTCCGGCAAGCATTCAAAAAAGACATAGAGTCTGTGATTTCTGATTGTCATAAGTTGTGTG